CCGACGTTCCTGCCGTCGGTGGGGCAAACCCTCCCAGCCCCTGGTTGACGCCCAGACCCGTGTCCCTGCCGAGACCTGAACTGCCACCGATGCCACCAGGGCCGCCGATGCCGCCCAGTGTGGGGGCACCGGGGACACCGGCAGGCAGAAGCATGCGACCCAACGGCGAATCGGGCTGAAATTGGCGTTGCAATTCGATAACCTCTGCCATCCGATCTCTCAGATCGGCAGCGCGGTCGGCGGTGACCTCGAAACCGCCCTGCACTTTGGTGAGGTTGCCGGTCAGCAACATGGCGCCGTCGTTGACGGCGTTGAACACAATGTCGGCGAGCGGCTTGAACCGTGTCTGCACCGTGTTCGTGAGCTCTTGCCAGGACTCTTTGCCGTCGTCGGTGGCGTCTTTCATTTCCTGGATGGACATGGCGGTGCCATCCAAGGCTTTGTTCAACGACTCAAGGTCTAGGGCACCGGAGGTAATGGCTTCGAGCATGGGGGCGAACGCTCGTTTACCGAACGTTTCAATGGCCAGTTGTTGCGCCTGGTATGCCTCGCCCGCGTCGTACAGCCGCTTGATTTCGGCAATGGTCTCTATCAGAGCTTCCCGCGAACCGCGGCTGTCGCCAGCTAGCCCAACGAGGGCAGCCCGTAGCCCCTGCATGGTGCTACCGCCCGCCACGCCGGCCGCGTCAAACGCAGCCAGGTACGACGACGCCTCGCCCATGTCCATGCCGAATTGCTTGAAAATTGGGGCGCCGACACGAACCTCTGAAATGATTTGGTTAACACTGGTTCCGGTAGCCCGGGATACTGCCGCAAAATCGTCGAGTGCCTTCGTGCCACTTTCGGCGCTCACCCCGAAAACGCGCATCGCCAAACCCAGTTCGTGGATGTTGACGTTTTGGCCCGACGCGTTCAGGGTCGCAATATCGGACGCCATGACACGAATGGATTCGCTGGCCATGTCTAGTTGCGGGAATTGCTGAACGAGTTGCTCGACAACCTTCCCGATGTCGCCCAACGAGGCTGCGGTCATGCTGCCAACGTCGCCGACAACGTCGGCAAATGCCTGTAGGTCTTCTCCGGTGCGGCCCGTCGCCATGGTGAACGAGTCGGTGATGCTGTCCCACGTGGCACCCAGGTCGTAGAGTGCCTTGCCGGCTGCGGCTGCGGCGACAACGATGCCGCCGATGCCTAATGCCGCGGCCCCAGCGTGCTCGGGAATGCTTGACAGAGCGGACTGGGCTGCCTTGCCGAAGGAACCAAACTCTGACACGGCACCCGATAGGGCGCCTTGCAGTCCGGTACGCAACCCAGACTCGAGGACGTTACTAATGTCGCGTCCGATGCCGTCAAACGCCGATTGTGCATTGCGTTTGACGTCGTCGAGGCTGCCCTCGTCGAGTTTGGTGCGGACCCCCAGGATTATTGGCATTTACGTCCACCCAAGGCTGCCATAGAGTTCGCTTTCTGCTTCGGTCTTGAATTCCTCGAGCGCCTCTTGTTCGGCAACCCGCTCTGCCATTTCGAGGGGATCGAGGTAGGTGGTGGGGGCGTATGCACTCTCGCCGCCCGCATACAAACCAGCGCGGTGCAACGCGGTCTCGTTGTGTAAATCTTTGAGCATTTGCTGCCAGACGGGCCAGTTGCCGCCCCGCTCAAACTCGCGTTTGAACGCCGAGTGTTCCGACAGCTCCTCGAGTAGCACCAGCGCCCGACGCGACGACAGGCGGCCCGTATGCCAGTCGGCTATGTCGATGCCGTATTCGCGCTGAAGGTCGGCCTCAATCTCCCGGGGCCACGTCCTTACCCGGGCCAGCATTTCCCACACTTTTGGGATCGTCGTTTGCACGCTCCCCGACACGAAGGTCGAGTTGCGCCAGGGCTGCCGTCACTTCGGTAGCCCGCCCGCCGGCCGCCTTATAACGCTCGTAGGCTTCTTCACCCCACAGTGCGATGGCGACCTGAACGGGGTACGGCGGGGAAACCAGCTCGCCGTTTTTGCGGTAAGGACGCTTCAGTTGTCCCTTGATGACCCTGCCGTCGGACAACGTCACATCGTCTTCGTGGTCCCACGACTCGGTTTCGAATTCGAGTTGCGCGAACCGTTCGGACTGGTCGTCGTCCATGAGGGCACGGTGCGGAACCTCAAAAATCTCATCACCGGCCTTGATTTCCAGGCTGGCCAGAAATCCTTGGGCTTCAGCTGCCTGCTGGCGGGCCTCAAGGGGTGAGTTGTAACGCAAACGCTTCATGTTGGGCTTCTAACTTTCGGTTGGGTGGTGGTTGGGCTGAGGGTGGGGCCCGCCGGGCAGTAGTTCAGCCCAACCGAAACAACACTGCCCGGCGGGGGATCGTTAGCTGCCGGCCGGGGCCAGGTCGGTCCAGCCGTCGCCGCCGTACCACACCCAGTCGATACCGGGCACCAGTGCCACCGCGCCGTCCGGGTCGGGGATCATGAAGAACGGATCCGGCAACACCTTGTAGGTGAGCTCCGCGGTGTCCGGGTCGGTCTTCGACCGGGTCTTGCGGGCCTGCGCGTCGTACTTGACGAGCGGGTAGCCCTCAACCCGGTACATGAACTTGCCGGCCTTCCGCTTTGCGTACACCAGCAGCAGCTGGCGTTCCACGGTGTCGATGTCGGCTTTCGACCCGACACCGTAGTCGGCGCCACCCATGTCGGGGACCAGGCTGGTGCCGTTCTCGTCCTGCAGCCGCAGATCGTTTTCCAGGCGGTGGATCATCGGATCGGCGGTCTGAATGGCGGTGAACTTGACGGTCTTGCCTTTGGTGATGATGTCGGAGTCCATGGGGAACGGGGACTGCAGCACCATCAGGTCGTCGGCTTTGACGTTCGGGTTGCGTTCCGCGCCGCCCTTTTCGGTTTGGGCGCCGCAGTAGAACCAGCCCTCGTTCGGGTCGGTGTTGGTGACCCAAATGCCGTCGACCTTGATACGGGCGAACAGGTCCGCCCGCAGTTGGCCGTCAGCGGCGAACGGGGACCAGGTGACGGTGGTGGTGTCGTCGTCGAACGGGGAGATGTCGGTGTCGGCGCCGCGGTAGTCGCGGACCAGCACCGCCTGCAGCCCGCCGCGTTCGACGAGGCGGGAGTCGATATCGTTGTAACCTCCGGCGTCCCAGGTGGTGCCGGTTCCTGGTTGTGCTGTCATGCGATTTTATTCCTTTCGGACTGTCGAGCGAACCGGGAAATTTTCCGGCAACTAAATAGGGTTTTGGTTGGGCTGAAAACTAGGAGCCAGGTAGCGGTGCCGGCGTCGTGAACGACAGGCCAAGGCGGTAGCGGGCCACATACCTGAACACTGTGGGGTCTTTGAAATCTTCGTAGGTCGGCTTCTCTTCGGTCCGGCAGTAGTCGACGTTCGCGACGGTGCCGTCCGACAGCTCGATGTTGGTCAACGAATTTTTGGCGAGGTACATCATGCGCTGGTGGGTAGCGTCGGCGGCCTCGATAGCCCCGGGCATAGAGGCCGCAAAGGTATGCACCGACACAACGGCCTCGTCGTAACCCTCGCTAACGTCGTCGGCGCCGCTTACCCGATGCACGAGGCGGAACGGCAACTCGTCTGTGGGGCGCCGCAGGACGCCGGCGCGACCTAAATCAGAGAGCCACGCCACAACCACCTCTTCGGCGTTAGGCGGGGCCGCCTCGAGTGTTTCGGCGGTCATAGCTCGAGGGTGATGTCGAGGGAGTTGAAGTGGTCCTGCGTCTTTTGCCGGGGGGCGAACTCGGGGGTGTCCTCGGTGCCGTACTCGAGCCAGTGTGCTTTGTAATCGGAGGCCGTTACCCGCACATTAGTGCCCTTGACGTCGACGCCGATGCTGGCGTTATAGGCACCGCTGTCGATGTGCGGGGGCACAATGCCCTTCATGTATCCGGCTGCCTGTTCGGCAACCTGCCGTTTAGCGTCAATCACCCGCTGGTCTGCGTCGACCAGTTTCTTCAACTCGGCCGGCGACAACTGTTCGATGTCGTAATCCTCGAGGGCCACAATCAACTCCCGTCGGGTATGTAATTGACGGCGCGGCGCAACATGATGACCGTGGCCGGCGGTTCTCCGGTCAACGCCACCCACTGCTCGGTAAACGGCCCCAGCGAGTAATCGATAGGGTGCCCGTCAACCTCCCACACCTCGTCGGCAACCGTTAGGCGGTCGCCTGTAGAAACCGCAGGAAACGAGTTGGGCACCCCCAGTTGGGCGCCCTCTGTGTAGGCGCCCGTCGCCGGATCAATCACCGACTCTTTCTGCCCCGTCACCAACCAGTAGGCGTACAGCCCAGTTGTGGTGGTGTAACTAGACTCGGTTACCCCGTAGCGGTCGGCGGCCCCCTCGATGTAGGTGTCGAGGGTTACCGGAACGGTGGCCCGCACCTACACATCCTCGGGTGTGGTGTCGACGGTGTACGCCGTGCGGGCACTGTACTCCGAGCACAACCTGGCGAGGGCCGCATTCTCTGACGGCCACAGCAAAGACTTTCGGGGTTCCGCGGCAAACTGAATTTGTTGCGGGCCGGCCGTCAACGCAGTAACAGTCGCCCCCCCGGTACTCGCGTCGTTCCACCGCAAAATAGCGCCACGCAAAATGGCTTTAGCGGCGTCCTCGTACGCAAAGTCCTCGTCGTTGATGCAGGGGGCGACCCGGGCCGCCAACGCCAACGCGTCAACAATCATCAGCTCAGCCTTCGCCGAATCTATGCTCGGCGCGAACGGAACCAGATCGTCTTCGACGCTAATGGTGACGGCCACGGGCCTACCCCTTACCTGTTGTCCCGCTGGCTACGAGCCGGGGGTGTAGGTGAACTGAACGAAGGCGTCCGGATCGTTCACCAGGCAGCCGTATTCGGCCTCAGCCAGGATTGCGACCAGGTTGTTTTCGAACAGAGACACCAGCGAGCCGCCGACGGTGACGGTGGCCTCGGTGCTCACTTTGTACGAGATGCCGCCAACGGCACCCCACACAACCTGGCTCCAGTCGCCGCCATATCCCACGACGCCGGCGCCGTCGGACACGTTGTCGCCCAAGAAGGCGGGACGGCCAATCAGTCGGCCGGGGGTGACAGCTGCCGTGGTGTCGGCGAGCGGGGTCTCGACGAACAGGGGCCGCCCGTTGCCGTCGACGCCGCTCAGGAAAACCGGCTCAACAACCCGGTCGAAGGCGAAACCGGTCAACTTCTTGCCGTCGTTCACCAGGGCCGACAGGCCCGCCACAACGTCGCCGTACACCCCACCGTTGTCCTGCGTGGTGGTGCCGAACGACACGGTGTGGGCGGTGTCGTCAATGGCGTCGGCGAACGGACTCGAGGTGCCGTGCAGCACCGCATTGTCGAAGGCAATCGCGAACGCCTCGGCGATGTCGTCGCGGAGGATGTTCATGTAATTGCCCGGGTTGGCCCGCACAACCTCCGCCGAGACGACGCTGATGGCGGCGATCTTGTGCGGGGTGATGCTCTTGAGCGCGATTGCCGACTCGGTGGCCGGCTTCTGGGCACCCTCAGATACCCACGAGGCGGTGGCCTTGCTCACCGAGTAGGGAATCTCTTGTCCGTTGATGCCCAGCGGAATCTGGCGTGCCAACTGCATCACGCTCGACCGCTTACGGGCCTCGTCGAAATAGGGCTGCGAAATCGTGGGGTTCAGGAACCCCGAGAAATCGCTAGTCTTCGTTGCGTCGGTCTGAGCCACGGCAACGCTCCTCTCTGATGTTGTCCCGCTAAGACGGGATGTTTAGTTTCTGTTTCAGTGCCGACTCGAGGTCGTCACTGTTGAGCGCCGGCGGCGCCGGAACCTTACCCTCCGACGGAGCTTGCACACCATTAGGTTTGGTTGCCTTACGGGCCGCCGCGAACAACTCGGCCTGCCGAGTCATAATGTCCGCGTCTGGCCCGGTAAGCAGCACCTCGGCCTCTTCGTCTGTCATGCCGAATTGTGTGGCAATGCGGAATCGCTCCGCTCTTTGCTCGGCGGCCGCAGCCCGCGCCTCGGCTTCCTCGGCGCGGCGGTTGGCCTTTTCGGACTCTGACAACTTGGACGCCTCGATTTCGTCGAGGCGTGCCTTGAGTGCCTTCGCCTCGCGTTCGGCCTTCGCGCGGGCCTTACGCTCAACGACTAGTGCATTGCTCCCGGCTTCGCCTAGTTCAACGGAATCGCCCGCGTCGATAGTCGGCTCGGCGTCGGGTGCTGTGTCGGGTGTGCTGGTTTCGTTGTCGGGCATTGCTTTCCTCTATCGCAGGGGAACAACCGTCAGATCGCCCGACAGTTGCCTTCGCCACGCCAGTGGCGGAAGTGTTAGGGGGCCGCTATGTCGGCCCGTAGTGCCGCGATGCGGCTGCGAGTGGCTGCGGCGTGGGTGCCGTCTATCTGCCGCTCTAGTTCTGCCCGGGCCGCGGCAACGAGGGCGGCCGGCGCGGGCTGTTCACTGTCCCACACTGCCTGCACCGCCGACATGGTTGCGTCGTCTAACCCAGTTTCGGTTGGAATGCTGTAGCCCGGTACGGGGCTAGCCAAGAGAACCTCGAGGCTGGCCCGTAACTCTTTCGGCGACAACGGAGCGATGAGCATCTAGCCTGCCCCCCGGGCGAGTGCGTCTTTGGTGGCGCCGAAATTCATAGGCGGGGGCGGGTCGGCCGGCGCGGTAAACGGCCACACCCCGTCGGTAGGAACCTCGAACTTCTTGCCCTCGAGGGCGTCGTTCAAAATGGCGTGAATGACCTTCGACGATTCGTGGGCGTTATCGCCGTTAATGTTCACATCCATGAACGCCTCGGCAATGGCTTCGTGGGTGTTGGTGAAGCTGTAACCCGACATTTGCTCCTGTTTCCAGGTGAAGAAGGCGTCGGCGAACTCGTTGTCGTCGGTAATGGTTTTCGCCGCGGGGTTGGTGTCTGTCCAGTAGCGCAGCAAGGCGTGGTCAATGGTGTCGCTATCGACGGGGACGCCGTTATAGGACGCGGTGTTGGCCGCCACGTGCCCCATTTCGTGCATGGTCACATCGTAGGCAGGGTCGCCGGTGCCCCGGTAATGAAATCCGTTGTCGGCGGTCTGCTCCATTGTGGTGCGGAACAACTCGGGGTCGTTCAGATACTTCTCGTTAAGGAAAACCCAGTTTTCGGCTGGGATGCCGTTAACAGTGCTGCCGACCGTGTCAGAGTGCATCTTGCCGTCCCACGTCAAGTAGTTAGCCTGCACCATCGGGTAGCGGTCGTGAACGTCGGCGGCCGCCTGAATGGCTTGCTTCGCCAGTTGCGCGGTGCCGGCGGGGTCGGCAGAATCGGCGACAGTCAAATCAGAGAAATTGGCCCGAACGTCTAGCTTTTCGGCCAACATTTGGGCGCCCTCGAGGTCGTCGGGTAACCCGTCGCCCTGAGTTGTGTCGGGCTGCCCGCCCGTAGCCCCACCGTCGCCACCATCGCGGTTCTCGACCGCCATGCACTGACAGTTGTCGTGGGCTGCGAAGCCGGCCGCCTCGTCAGAACCATATTCGCCCTCGAGGCCCAGGCAAAACTCGCAAGCATCGGGTTCGGCCTGCCGTAACCAACTGCCACCGGTGTCTTGCACATTGAGCAACGTGGTGTCGCGGGCCCCGTCGTAAACAGTTCGTTGAAGGCTGCCCTCGAGGCGGGTTAAACCCTCGTCGCCGCTACCACCCAACGCCCAGTCGGCGGTGCTATCGAGTTGCCCCTCGGCGGGCAGGGGCGCCACCTTCGGAATGTAGTCGCTGGTCGGGTCGGCGTCCTCGAACCAGGTTGCCGCCATTTGGCCGGCGGCCTCGCGGTAGCGGTCAACAATAATCCGATATCCGCTCGACACTGTGTCGGCGAAATTGTCGTCGCCGATCTGCGAATCCCAGAAATCTTTCAACTCTGATTTAGCCTGCTCGGCTAAACGGTCTAACAGGTAGCGACGCTCACCCGTTGACGGGGCTACCATTTTGCCTCATCGGCATTTGCGGCACGGCCGCCGGCGCCGCGGGTTGGGCTGCGGGTGGCCGTAACGCATTCACCATCTGATTGACAGTAGAACGTCGCTTATCTGCCAAGGCCCGCTCAATGTCGGTGCGGTCCCAACCCATCTTCTCGAGCGGCACCTCGCTATCTGCCAGCCACGGGAACGTAGCCACCTGCTTCGTCACCGCATCGGCCGCCGACGCCTGAGAGGGGGTCGCCGGGTCGCGCCACTTAGCCCGCAACCTCAACAACTCGGGCGGCAACTCGGCCAGCCCATTTGCCAACTGGAAAGCGTTCTGCATCGCCCGCGTCCACCCCACACCAAACACCCGGTCGGCACGCTCAGCCTCGATAACCAACTCTTCCTTCGACGCGTACAGTGCCTCGGCGCTCGAGGGGTTATCTTGCACAATGCCCAACGAACCAACGGGCAACGACGTTTCAGCTGCAAACAACATGGCGAACTGCCGCAACTGGTCGATGTGGGGTTGCATCGTCATCTGCTGAAACTGGCCAACCTCGGGTTTGAAGGCAGGATCGATGTTGTCGTCCATAGTGGGCGGCTCGATGCTCCACACCCGCCCCATGATTGCCCGCCATCCGTCGCCTTCGAAGGCAGACGCCGGAAAGTTCAACGCCCACCGCTGCGGGGTGGTGTAAAACTCTGCCCCAATTTCTGAGCGCACAATCGTACGCAAAGCCGAATCTGTGTGCGACATGACGGGCCTCGAGATGCGGCTGCACCCAAACGGACGGCCCAGGCGGGGGCGGTACACCAACGGTTCGACGGGCACCCGCCCCAACGAGTGCGGGCGGTCGTCGATTGTCCAGGGGCTGCCAACTTTGTCGCGGGTCACCGTAATTACCCGGTCGGGCAGATACATAATGAACTGGAGGGGCGAACCACCGGGTACTTCGCGGTCAATAATCGACAGGGCAGCCTTGAGGGTGCGCCGGCGCGGATCCCACAGCCCCGTCGCATTGTTGGCGTCTTTGACCATCATCAGAACGGGGGGTTCGCCGGCCGCCTCGTCGCCGTTAATGGTGCAAATGAAGGCACACGAATGAATGAACGCCGAATCGTGTGCCATAGCGGCCTCGACGTCCATGTTGTTGCTGTCCCACACCTCGTCGAGGCCCAGGTCTTGCACATTCTGTCCGGCAATCACGAAGCCGTCGAGGTTGCACCGCCGCGACAACGAATCGACGGCCTTCGCAGGCCACCCCAGCACCGAATCGAAGGTGGCGAACTTAGGCGGTATCGCGATATTCAGATTTCGTAACGCATACCGGGCGTCGTAATACTCCGATCGCAAACGGTTACGGGGCAACCTGTCCTCGAGCTGGTTGAACAGCTCGTTAAGTGTGTCCTGATCCGACTCAGACAGATCGGGAACAGAGAGCAGGGTCATGCTCACATCACCCGAACCTTCCGTGTCGTTTGTTGGCTGCCAATGCGGGCAGCAATAGCATCGTTGCGGGCCTTCCACGCCATGACTGCGGCGTAGGCGGCGTCAATCTTGTCAGGAGACTCTGGGTAAGCCTTATAAATCAGGTAGCCGGTACGGGCCTTCCGCCGGCGGGCGTTCAAAACATGCCGGGTGAGGGCACCCGAACCGTCGTGGGTGCATTCGCCGTTAGAGATAGCAACCCTCAGCTGCTCGACGGCGTCGACGGCGGCCGTAGCCTTACCACGAGGCCACGCCGCAATAGGCTCGCGCTGAGAGGCTTTCACCCGCAGGCGCCGGCCAAATGCGGCCTCCCATTTAGCAATCCATTCGGCCCAACCCGACGGGTCGGCGTAAAACGCAACCACATTCCAGCGGTCGAAGCACCGACGCACCGCCGCGTCAACCTGCAACGCATTCGGCGACCAATCTTTCCCGGTTGGCCCGCTAGGCTGCTCCCACACCTCGACCTCGAACAGGTGCCCATCGGACACTCGGCACCCAATGAGGGCTGT